GTTCTTTTTGGGGTTGTTGTAGCAATTCCTTTGGTTGGTTTGGTATCAATTTTGTTTCAGATTCCCTTTACTAAACTGCGAAATTTAGTTACTCTTCATTTATTGGAATTTTGGGCTAAACCCAAGGAACTTTACAACCGTTATGTTAAAAATACGAGAGTTGGTAAATTTTTTGGTGATCATTTTAAAGTTCTTACTACTATTTTTGTTGTTGTACTTTTTTGTGTTATGTACACCTTAGTCTGGAAAAACAAAAAACATGGTAGAAAAGATCGTGATGATGTTGAGAAAAAAGTTAGACAAGCAATGAAAGAGGGTTTTGAAGACTCTGCAAAATATGCTCTGTTATTTGGTGGTGTTGGATTGTTGTTTTCCACTGGTGCTTCGTTGTTTTTGGAGATAGCCAAAGACATGGGATGGCTTACTGAGGAGCAGATTGATTCTGCTGTTGTTAAAAAAGTTTTACGTTATGTTAAATTGGTTAGTGCCTTTTTTGCATCATTTGGTGCGCTTACTTTACACTATAAACATGGTAAAACAGAAAAAGAGGAGAAAAAAGAGGAGTTTATCGGCTCCCTTGAGTTTGAAAAAATGATGGAAGAAAAAGTCCTTAAGAAACTTAACGCTTGTAAAGAAACAGCTGACCATTGGAGAGACTATATTACCAAAAATTGGGTAATCATTCTCGGAATGGTCATTTTTTGTGTCATGCTTGTTGCTATTTTTTACTATCGTAGAGTTGAAATTGTTAGAAAGAAAAAAGATAAATTTGATGATCATCTTCTTTTGTCTGCCGTTAAAAAGACTCGTAAAGAGATTGTGGATGAATATGTTGAACATCAAATTCGAGAATATTTGCACTTTTATCATGAAGAACGAAAGAAAGTTCACAATGAAGGTACTTCACCTCGACTTGGTTTCCCTGCTAATATAGAAGTTGCAGAGAGAAAGATCCGTGAGCTGGCGGATTATTTAAATATTGAAAACTATGAGGTTGACCGTTGGTTGAACGGTGAGGAACTTATTTTTAGACATGCTGCTACAGACACTTTCCGCGGTGCTGAAAGTTACGCACAAACTCTTCTTGCTATGCGTCGAAACCCTGGTGTTCTCGTTTGGGATGAAATAATGAACTATCCTGTTGTTCATTTTGTTATACAAACCCCAAATAATAGCTATAAAGCTGTTGCGTTTGCACCTGGTGAGCTTAGCAAGGCTCGTGAATTGATTCGTACTGGACATGCACCTTACACTAATAAAGTCGACGATTGGGCTGATGAATCAGACCCTGACAAAAATGATAATAAAATGAAAAACAATTATGAGGAGGTTGCTGAGGCTGTTGCTCAAAAGAAAATGGTGCTTGCTCGTGTTTATAATCCAAAAACACGCACTTTTGAATCTGCTCTTCGCCCTGTGGTTATGACTGCTGAGCAAAATGTCAGTGGTTGGCTTAGAGAGAGAAAAGAAAGACCATCTGAAAAAGATGGCTATAAGATTTATGGTAAACGGAAAATTACCAAACAAAGAGAAGCCGTTAATATTGACACTTCCATTAAGGAAAGTGCTGAGGAAAAGAAGAGACAAGAACTAAAAGCGTTACAAGAACTTAAAGAGTTTTATGAAAAGAAAAAGAAAACGTTTGATGATAGCAACAACAATTTTTATGAACCTTTGGAAAAACAGAATGAATATAATGGTTCTAAAGAAATGACTATTAAACATGCTTCAATAGTTCCTGAGAAAGTTGTTCAAAGTATGGGCACTATAAAGGTCTTAAATGTTACCGGTACTTATTTTCTTGCAAACAATCATTTGTTCACTGCCAGACATGTTTTGGAACCCAATTTCAAACGTTGTAAAACTGCTACTTTAATTGATTGGGAAGGTTTTGAACAAGTTATTGATACTGACATGTTTAGTGATGAAGGGTATGATATGGACGTTGTTTATGTTCCAATCAAGTTGCTTAAACTCAAGAAAACATATCCTCAACTTAAGTTGAGTGATAAGAGAAATCGTGCTGGTACTGCATTTACATTTTCATTGAGAGGCAACAAGCCCAAACTTCATATGGCTCCTTTTTACTCTAGTTCTATTCGTAGGAGTGATGATATTGCTCATAGGATGTCAGAGCTTACTTTTGGTGATTCTGGTTGTCCTCTTATGGATGACACTGCTTGTGTTTTTGGTTTACATACTGGTCAATCCAGTAGTGGTACAATGTCAGCTGTTAGTCTGCCCCCCATTTCAACAGTTGATGATGACGAAATATTGGCCAATAAAACACTTTCCTATTTGTCTAAGAAGGAACAAATTGATATTATTAGTCAGGATGATGTCATAATGAACTTAGAAAAACCTTTAGTTAAACACTCTCTTGATGCAAATAGTGATTTGGGAGATATTAACCCATTAAAATATAGTGGTCATTATCCTGACCACTTACAGATATCGGAGAAAAATTTTTTACCTTTTGACGAGAATGAACTCTATGTTGAGTTTTTTAAACCTTATGAACACAATTTTCAAAAAATTGGTAAGTTGAAAGGTGGATCATCTTACCCTAGGACTAAATTGGTTATTGATGAAAATATACGCCGAAAGGTTGTTGAATTAGGTTTACCAGATATGACACGTACTCATGGTATTACAAAACCAACCGTTCGCTCTAATTACAAAGATGCGCAGAAATATGTTAAAGATTACTCATGTAAACCTGACGAAGAATGTTTCCTTACTGCATATAAAATGTTAACTGATCAGTTTGCCCCATTAGTGTATGGTTTTGAACCTTTAACTTATGAGCAGGCTGTTGCACGGATGGACATGAACAAGGCCTGTGGTGGACGTTTTAAAGCTGAGTGCCACACAAAAGGTCAAGTAATGGAGAAATATGAACCTAATATTCGCCAGATAGTTGACGAGTTTCTTCGTACTGGCTATATGCCAACTGCTTTGATGTTTGGTGCTGACAAAGAGGAAATACGACCTCTTGAGAAAGTTGTTGCTGAGAAAGTCAGAGTTTTTACGCCTGTTGATATTGAGTTTACTATTGTTCATATTATGGCTTATGGCATGCTTATGGATATTATAAGTTCTTCTGATTTTCGTGAAACAAACATATTTGTTGGTACGTCGCCTTGGTATGGTGGATACAATAAATTTATTAAATTTTTGTTAGAGGTCTCTGATCTTTTTAGTGAGTCTGACCAAT